GACCTGGCCTTGGAATTAAGCCGACGCCAGTGAAGCCAGGACCGCTGAAGCCAGGGCCAACGCCTCGAAAAGTGAGCGGCATGGTGAACCCAGTAAAGGACCTCTTCCCAGGAAAGCCTGGGGATCTCAAGCAGGCCGCTCCTTCGTTCCTTCGAAGGACGAAGCCAACGGGACGCGGTCGCTAAAGGGTTCCTAAGTAAGTATAAAAATTTTACCGTTTCAGTGGGGGCAGCATGGCCAGCAAAAAGGTACAAGATTATGTTGGTCAATGCAAGGACCTGATGGGTCTCAGCCACTGGACGATCAACGTCTCAGCAGATCCCTGTGAGGATGATGCCTGGGCCGATGTGGAGGTCAGTACCAACCTCTACACCGCAACCATCCGATTCTCCCCTAAACTCTGGGGCGAGAAGCCAGAAGACATTCGGCGGGTGGTTGCTCACGAATTGATCCATGTGCACCAGGCAGGCGTAGAGCGCCTGGTCGAAGCCCTGGAGAAGCCACTCGGCTCCACAGCCTATGAGTTGCTTTCCCATGTATGGGACACAGAATCCGAGCGGGCCGCTGACTCGCTCTCCAATGTAGTGGCAGAGGTCCTCCCTCTACCAGTAGGAGTCAAATAATGCCAATGGTCGAAGGGAAGAAGTTCCCATACACGAAGAAGGGCATCGCCGCTGCCAAAAAGGCCTCAGCCAAGCACGAGAAGACTGAGGGCAAGAAGGAGCGCGAGATCGAGTACGGCAAGAAGGCCAAGAAGGGCAAGAAGAAGTAATGCCAGCCAAGCCAGGTCTCTACGCCAACATCAACGCCAAGCGTAAGCGCATTGCCGCTGGCTCTGGCGAGAAGATGCGAAAGCCAGGGAGCAAGGGCGCCCCGACTGCCAAGGACTTTAAGGAGTCTGCCAAGACGGCCAAGAAGGGCAAGAAGAAGTAATGCCCCGCAACTACCGTAAGGAGTACGACGAGTACCACGGTACCCCTGAGCAGATCAAGAACCGTGCCTCCCGTAATGCTGCCCGAGCCAAGATGGCGAAGAAGCACGGCAAGGCTGCGGTCAAGGGCAAGGAAGTCGACCACAAGGACGGCAACCCCAAGAACAACTCCAAGAAGAATCTCCAGTTGATGAGTCGAAGGGCAAATCGACAGAAAGGCGGCTGATGGCTAAGTTCACCTCGAACCTGACCATCAACACCCGATGGCGAAATAACGACTTCGTCGGCACGGCTGGCTCCGCGCATACCTTTGCGGACGCCCTGTACGACGAGTTCCTCGTAGACTGGGCTGAGGAGATCTCGCTCGGTCACATCGTCATTACCGAGACCCCAACGACTGGCAACATCCAGATGGCCAGCCTGACGGTTGGCGACATCACCCTGACTGGCACCGCGACTGGTTTCCCTGGTTCACCAGCCATCATCGGCACCTCGCCGATCAGCGTGCTCACCGCATCTGGCACCTCGACCATCAGCCTCAATGCCAACTACCAGACGGCTGGCACCTACGTCACCTCCGTTGCTGGCGCTGCGCCAATCACCTCATCTGGTACCACGGCTATTACCGTTGGCATTGACCAGACGACAATCACCGCGAACTCCGCAACAAATGCCAGCGTTCTTCGGGCCTACGTCAAGAACAGCACTGGCACCACGCTCAACAAAGGTCAGGTCGTCTACATCAGCGGATCTGACGGTGCCAATGCACTCATCAGCCTATCGAGTGCCTCCACTGAGGCTGGCTCATCAAAGACTCTCGGTCTCCTTGCTCAGACCCTTCTAACGGGAGAGCAGGGATACGTTGTCGAGAACGGCTTGCTTGCTGATATCGACACCAGTGCGGCAACGGCTGGTCAGGCTGTTTGGCTTGGGAACACCCCTGGATCATTCGTCTTTGGGTCCCCGCCAGCAGAGCCATCGCACTCGGTGTACCTTGGGGTGGTCACCCGCGTTCAGCAGAACAATGGCGAGATTCTCGTCAAGGTTCAGAACGGCTACGAGTTGGACGAGTTGCACGACGTTTCTGTCGGCAGCCCAACGGATGGCGACATCATCCAGTGGAAGTCCTCGAGCAGCCTCTGGACCAAGGCCTCCATTGCCAATGCTGGCATCGCCTCCTCGGTGCACACGCACCCGTACCAGCCAGCAGGCACCTACGTCACAGCAGTCAACGGCACAGCGCCAATCACAGCAGCGACCGACACGGCTGGTGTCGTCACCGTCGCCCTTACTGCTAACTACCAGACCGCAGGAACGTACCTCACCGCCGTCAACGGCACCGCCCCAATCACCGCCTCAACCGATACCGCTGGTGTCGTCACTGTTGGATTGAGCGCCAGTTATGCCTCTGACGTCCACACCCACGCCACTAGCAGCATTACTAGCGGAAACTTCGTCGCCACACTTGGCTCTGGCACTGGCGTCACGGTCACTGGTGCGGATGCCAATGCAGCAGCAAAAACTGTCTCCATTGGGCAAGCCGTAGCGACCAATAGCAACGTTACCTTTAACCAGGTGACTGCCTCTGACTATATCAAACTCTCTGGATGGAACCAGGCTAATAATGGTAGGGTGGGAACGTCAAACAGCGTTACCGTCACAACCGCTGGGACATATTATGCAATCGGTGGCTCTGACTGCGAAGTATCGTTTACTCCAGATTTCGTTGGGCAAAAGTTTTTTGTCAGTATGACTGGATATGCCTCGCTCAACACCACGACTGTCCAATACGCTTTTGTACGCGTCAATCTAACCGACTCGTCTAATACCATTATTAGCGATCTTGGTTTCAGTAGATCAGAAAACTTTGGAACATCAGGACGAGGAGGGACTGTGGCATTCAACACAGTCTGGGAATCTGACACTACAAGCGCAAGAAAAATTAAACTGTACGGAACAGCGCAAACAACTAACGGACTTGTTCTTTCACTTTCTTATTGGCAACTTAACGTTATGGCGCTTGCATAATGTGGGAACTTATCTGCACTACTGTTGGATGTCCGCAAGAAGGGGACAGCCAGCCCGTTCCACTAGATCGGGAGTGGTACACCTGTGACAACTGCGGGGCAATCTATAACCGTGACTGACCTAGCACCAGTCCTCACTGGCTGCCACGTTTGCCGAAGTCCTCTCGTCGACGCCATCAACAAAAAGATGAAGGACCAGGTTCCAGACAAGGTCATCTCCGCCTGGCTCAAGGAAGTCGGCCACTACGTGAGCCGCATCACACTTGGCAAGCACAAGCGTGAGCACCTGACTGACCCACACGAGCGTGCTAGAATTGAAGCCACTAAGGTCCTCAAGAAACAGCAGGGAACCATCAAGGTGACTGGAGACCTTGCCTCCCTGGTTCGAGACTACGTGCACTCTGCCGTGCAAGATGGCCTCATGACGCCAACCCTGGCCGAAGGTCTTCGCGCACAAGAGATGATCGACCGACGTCAGGAGAAGGGCGCAGACCGAGAAGTCGCCCTGACCCTCGCCAGTATTCTCGGTGGAGGCGACGCCAGGTTCCAAGTTCTCGAAGCACGAGAGATTAAAGAAGTTGAGGCTGGAGATGAATGAGCCAGTCGAAAAGGAGTGTGGATGCTAAAGGTCTTTAGCCAACTACCGTTTGCAGAGAAGGGCGGTCGTCTCGACGACTGTGGTCCTGCCGCGCTTGCGTCTGCGATCTTCTACTCATCCAAGGAACTGCTCAATCCAGGCGTTAAGGCAGTCATCGATGCAGCCGCGAAGGCTGGACGAGTTGACAAAAACGGCACAAGCGAAGGTACGACATTCGTGCAGATTGTCAAGGCAGCAGAACTGCTCGGCGCAAAGATGACGGTTGCCCCATCATGGGCCAAGGCCGTTGCCGCCATGAAGGCTGGCAACGCCGTCTGCGTCGCTTTCCGAGCGCCAGTCGCTGCACCGAAGTCGACCTGGAGCGCAGCCCAGAAGGCCAGCCTCAAGCGACGACCAAAGAACTCCTATGCCCACTCCGCGACCATGGCCATCGTAGACGGCAAGTTCGTCTTCGCCGACCCAATGATGAGCGGCAAGGGTCCAGAGGAGTTTGGCAAGGTCATTACCGAGGCCGAGGCCAAGACGCTTGCCCACTGGGGCATCGGCGAGGCCAACGCCAAGCGCAAGACGCCAATGGCGTGGATCGTTACGGTCAAGGCCTCAGCCATCAAGCCACAGCCAGTTGTGCCTGTTGTAGCCACCCTGTCACCTACTCCTACAATCAACGTAGAGGCACCTAGGAAGACCGTAGAGGCCCGAAAAGTAGAATCTGGTACTAAGACACCATCCGAACTGGACAAGGCCATCAAATCCCTCGAGAACTTCGATTGGGAGTCTGTCGGCAAGCAATACGCTGGGGTAGCAGCCGCAGCCATCAAGGGGTCGAGCAAGGAAACTACCGTGCTCAAGAAGATCAAGTTTTTCCTCACCTACGTCGCGGTCAACACGAAGTTGGACGAAATGCTGCTTGATGCAGCCCGCACCTTCTTGACCGTCTCCATCTCAGTCGCCCTTGGCCTCGGCATCCCGCTCCTCGACATCAACGGTGGAGACTTCCGCCTGGTCGTGTCGGCTGGACTCGCCTCGGCCCTCCAGGTCGTCGTCAAGGCGCTTGACCCAAGCAATTCAGACTATGGGATCGTAAAGAAGTAATGCCGAAGACAGCAGCCTGGCAGCGCAAGGAAGGCAAGAACCCCAAGGGCGGTCTGAACGCCAAGGGGCGTGCCTCGTACAAGGCGCAAACTGGCGGCACACTGAAGCCGCCCGTGAAGAAGGGTGACAATCCACGACGTGCATCGTTCCTCGCCCGAATGGGGAACATGCCTGGCCCAGAGCGCGACGAGAAGGGTCGTCCGACGCGCTTGCTCCTTAGCCTTCAGGCTTGGGGTGCCAGTAGCAAAGCGGACGCCAAGCAGAAGGCAGCCGCTATGTCCAAGCGTCTGAAGAAGAAGGATTGAAGCAGGTCAATCTCGACATCGCCAGGGACCTCGCTCGCGGACGCGGAGACATCGCGTTCTTCGCAGAGCGATGGCTGGGGATCAAGGGTAACCCAGGGCAGGTAGCCTGGTGGGAAGCCTGCGCTGAGAGAGACGAGACTGGATTCCGACCGAAGTACATCACCACGGTGGTATCGGCGGGTAACCGAGCAGGCAAGACCCTCGCCATGGCAGTCGTCTGCTTCCACCACGCACTCTACAAGTTGGGGCTGGCTAATCCCACCCCAGGCGACATGGAGTCAGCCCGTCGCTGGACAGATGCCCCGTACGAGTGGTACCATGTGGGCATCCAGCAGGAGACCGCAGAGTTGGTCTTCCGAGAGATCGAAACGATCCTCAACGGTGCCCATCCCGCCCAGAAGGGCCGAGGATGCCCGATCATCAAAGAACTCGGCAAGATCGTCGAGACCAACAAGAAGTATCGTGGTGAGTATCCGTGGATCAAGTTCAACCCAATCGTGGGCGGAGCGAACATCCACTTCCGAACCACACAGGATCGAGCCAAGGCTCTCCTCGGTAAGGACATGAACGGCATCTCGTTCGACGAAGCAGCGTTCGAGCCTCACCTGCTGATGATCTACCAAGAGGTACTCAACCTCCGACGACTCTCGACTGGCGGACCGCTCCACTTCATTGGAACGCCGACGGAGGGAATCAACGACTACTCCGACCTCTGGGAAAAAGGAAACCCAGAGAACCCAGAGAAGGACGAGAAGTTCATCTCGTTCCGACTCTCGACTAGATCCAACATCGGGTACGGCCTGACGCAAGAGAACTTCGATGACGTTGTTCGACAGCAGGCAGCCTACCTGATCCCACAAAACATTGACGGGTACTTCATCGAAGCCAGGGACTCGTTCTTCTGGTCAGTGTCGGTGCAGTCATCATTTAGGAACGAAGTCGCAGAGCAAGGCCCGAAGCGCCACCATCGGTACGTCCAGGGCGTTGACCCTGGTATTTCACATGACGCAACCTGGGCTATTACTCTCGACATCACGGACCGCCAGCATATTACTGGTACCCGAATCCGCAAGCGCGGAGGCAAGCAGAGCATCTCAGCCGTGGTCAACATGGTGCGAGAGGGTCATCTGCTCTATAACGAAGATGGTGCGTCGGCAACGACCATCGTGGACTCAACTGGATTGGGAGGACGCCTCTTCCAGCAAGAGTTCAGCATCATTAAGCCGATCCGAGGTTTCGACTTCGGCGGCACAAAGTCCAAGAAGGTCGAACTTCTGAACGACCTGAAGGCAGTGATCGATAAGGGTCAGATCAGTTTCCCTGTGGGGGGCGCGTGGGACGAGTTGCGCAGGCAACTTCTCGCGTACAAACTAGACGATAAAAAGTTGGAACAGGACGCAGTGATGGCACTGGCAATCGCCGTGCGACATGCGCTCCGCAACCCAGAGAAGCCCGTGAACGACCCAGTGTTCACATATTTTGGAGTAAGTGACTAATGGCTGAAAAAGTACGAAAGATCCCAGCAGCGTTCGAAGGAACGCGGGCGATCCCAGCGCAGTACACGACAGACCCAGACATCGCGACGCCAGAGCAGATTGCGTCCATTGGTAAGGCGACCGACAAGGCTCGCAAACTTACCAAGGGACAGGTCATCGTCTCTGCGCAGCCAAAGGGCAAGCCAGTCGCCACGTCGCCAGTTGGCACATCCGCCACCCGACGTGCGCTTCGTGCTGCACGACAACTCACCAACACTGGCGTAGCCAACGGCGCAGAGCGCAACATTGCCGATCCATCGATCAGCGTCCGAAACCGCGCAGCGTCCAAGATCCGACCAAACTTCGAGAAACTTACCCTCGGCGAGCAGAACGCCGTCAAGATGCTCGAGTCCTCGCTCACTGGGCGTGCTGAGGACCCACGAGAGAACGAGGAACTCCTCTTACTCCAGGAGATCCTTGGTCGCAAGCAGATGGTCGAGCCAGAGCAGAACCGACTCCGCTCACTCTTCCGACGCATGGACAACCTCTACCACCCAGAGACCATCACCCTCGGTGGTGCTGACCACTGGGCCGAAGATCCAAGCGCACGACTCGCTGGCCGCGCACACGTCTCGGTCAACATTCACCACGCGTATGTGCAGATCCCTGCTGCGATCCAGGCCGTCCGACCAGTCATCAACTACGTTGCGACTGGCCCGACCCCAGAGGAGCGTCAGGTTGCGCAACTCCGAGAGCGACTCTACTTCCGCTGGTGGGAAGCCAACGACATGGACCTCACCCACGAGCATGCCGCGCTACTCAAGGAGTTGTACGGCCACACGGCAGCCAAGGTGTACTGGGACCCAGTTGCAGACCTCCCAAAGGTCTCGATCATCGAGCGCCCAGAGAACCTCTACCTCGGCTTTGGTAACAGCGACTACAACCGCCTAGACTGGGCACTGTACTGCTACGGCATGTCGCCGCAGGCTGTGCAGGAGGATTACGGCGTTGACGTGATCCCAGTCAAGCAGGGCGAGAAGTGGTTCCCGTACACGACACGTGGAACGCACGACGATCCAATCGGCAACGTGTGGATGAACGCCTTCGAGCGCAATCCGCTCCGACGCGAGACCGCGTACGAGCAGATGCAGGTCGAGGTGTACGACTATTGGTACAAGGTGCCGACAAAGCCTGGCCAGGCCCCCCTCGTGTACAACGCGATCTTCGTCGGCAACACGCTGGTGAAGAACGACGCGCACCCAGAGTACCAAGGACAGATCCCATACGTGCATCTTCCAAACGGGAAGATCCCTGGCAGCCCGTACGGCAAGCCAGCCCTCTATGACGCTGAACAACTCCTTCGCGAGAAGGATGAGCGGGTCACTGCCATGGCGCAGATGATCCAATCTGTTGTCGGTGGCCAGATGTGGCAGTTGGTTGGTGCCGAGGCGCCTGACGAAGTTCCTGCCAATGCGCTGCCAAAGCCTGGCCGCGTCGCCACTCCTGGCCCTGGCAACGAACTCCGTGCCATCCAGCCGTTCATTCCTAACTTCCAGATCGAGCAGTACATCCAGCGCGTCGACCGCGAACTCGCAGTCGCCACGGGCTTGAACGACCTGCTCCTTGGTCTGGCTCCGTCGCAGGTGCTTGGTTCGTCACGAGCCATCGCTGCGCTCATCGCCAATTACGAGGCACGACTTGCCCCGAAGCGCAAGGTCTTCTACTCCTGGATGCGCCAGGTCTGGGAGATGTGCGCACGCATCTGGGAAGTCAAGGACCCAGCCGTTCGCGAGGTCATTGGCGGCGAATACCGCATTGACATCGTCGCGCCTGAGTTGACGCCTCGAGACACGCTCGAACTTGCTTCGACCGCGATCAACCTCGTTCAGAACCGCATCTGGAGCGCCGAGCGTGCTATGGATCGCGTGGGCGTGGAAGATCCAGTCGGCGAGAAGGAACTCATCCGAGACGAGCAGACCGACGCTACGATCAACCCTGCCGCAGTCGCAACCATGGCTCAGGTCATGAACATGATGAAGCAGATGCAGATGCAAGAGCAGCAGATGCAGGCACAGATGGGAGCCGCAGGCGACCAGATGGCGCAGGCACAGAACGCTCAGCGTACGCTCAACACGCCAGTGGCTGGTAGCCAGTCACTGAACCAGCCAGAGAACCAGGCCCAGCAGCCGCAGGAGGCCCTCCCAGCCAACGCGGCGGAGCCTGGCGAAGAGAATCTTCTCCCCGCTCCAACGGGGACCAATGAGGTACCCGCCTAATGGCACGACGAGGACGATTCACTAGCCCAAACAGCGGCGGACAGAACCTTAGCGCCCTGATCGTCTCGCTTCTACGCGAGCGCAAGAGCGCAGAGGAGCAGTTGCTGCTTCAGCGATTCCAGCGACGTGAGGTCACCGCCGAAGAGGTGCAGGCCTTCTACGACACCTGGGCGTCGACTTCTGGCTACACCGAAGGCTCGCTCGAGTACGAGCAGTTGAACGACCGCAAGAAGAACGCGTACGACACGGGAATCAAGTACCGCTACGACGACCTGATTGCCGACTTCAATGCCACTGGTGGCAAGAACTACACAGAGTTGATGTCGTTCCTCAACGGCGCTGCTCAGACGGTGAACGATAAGAACACCGCCCAGCAGTATCTCGACCTGCGAAAGAATGTAACAAACAACTTCATCAACGAGGCCTCGAACCAGTTGCAGATGGGCCAGATGACCATCGACGAGTTTAGGACTCAGGTCGATGCTGGCATCAACTCATCCTTCACCAAAGGTTCGAAGGAGTACAACGACGCAAGGTACTCCGCATTTGTTGCTGAGTACAACGGCGAGTACACCAAGTACCAGAACCGAATCAAGGCTGGGAAGAGCGGTGCCTACTCTGGCTTTATTAACTTCCTGAACCAGATGAAGAGCCGAATGTCCAACGAGGGCGTCAGTGGCGAACTTCTTACTAGAATCGATGCCGACATTGTTTCGACCAGGGCATCTGGCGCTTCCGCTGCTGGCGGTGCGCAGATCGACAGGGTACTTAAGTCACAGGGAATCCTTTCTGAACTATATGCAGAAGCCCTTTCGACGAGTGGCATTATGGGCGCAGAGTTGACCGCCGAGGACATTGCCTCTGGAAAGACGTACTCAATCGCCGACATTGCCAATAACCCAGGGGCACTAGAAACCTGGATCACCATGATCGAAAACGGCACTGCCCAGATTGACCCAGAACTTGCAGCAAAGTACGGCATTGATTCGCCAGACGAAATTCGAACCCTTATCGACAAGGAAGTCAGGAGCATCGAGGTCGCTGGCGCTGCGGCGAACCGACTAAATCCTACCGAGAACAATGCTGCCTGGGCATCCCTCAGCAAGACACTGTCCAGAACGATTGGAACCAGAACCCTAGTCGACGACGTCGCAGAGGGAATGAACCAGTACGCGTCAGACCTTCAGAGGGCTGGTGCATCTGGTGACGACATTGCTATTGCGCGAGCAACCAGTGAATGGCAGAAGTTCCTGGCTGGTCAGAAGTCAGCGTATGGAGAACTCCAGGGAGATGCAAACCGAGGCCTTACTGGTCGTCAGGTTCTTGATGAGCAACTTGCAACTTACGGCGTATACGGAACTGCTTTCAAGACGGCATTGTCCAATACCGAGAAGGGAATTGCTGGAAACATTCTTGGCGCTGGCGACCAGACCCTGGAAGACTTCTTCCAAGTACCTGCTGGGTTTAGCGGTGACGGGGTAGTGACATTTGGAGCAACATACTCTAACGGCAGTATCCCAGAAACTCTGACTAACTACAACGAATTGGTCAGCGGGAGAAAGGTTCAGGTAGTTACCAGGAACCCACAGACTGGGGCCGTTACCAAGGTAACAACTGACCCTGTCGCCGTTGGCCCAAGTGGAAGACTTGGCAACACTCAGATTGCAAGCAAGGACGGCGGATACCTTTCGGTCATCACGTACGTAGACGGCCCAGACGGTCAAAGGGTACCAGTTATCCAGTCCATCAAGGCAAGTGGTACAATTCAAACTGCTGCTGGCACGGCAACCACAACGTGGGGATACCAGTACCAGATGGAAAGCGGAAAGGTCATCTACGTCTCGACCACTGGTCAGGCGTATGACGAAAACCCGTTCGACAAGCCACCGAGGCTGCTGGAAGGCGGCGTCTATTTTGTCGAGGGTGGAACCTCTGGCGGCGCTCAGCCGCTAAAGTCAGCGCCATCAGTCGACATCAACTCGGCGCTCAATGGCGCCGATCCCAAGTCGTTTAGCGAACTGTACAAAGTCGCCAATGACCTCAATGCGCTAGTTGGAGAAAACTCCGAGTGGTTGCAGACTCTTGGCGCAGTTGACCGAGCAAACGTTGTTAGCGAGATTGGCCAGATCGAAACGATGGCTAAAGAAGCGCAACTCAAGAGCACGCAAATCCTTCTTCGAAATGCCACCCGACAGGGAGCAGATCCTAACTACATCCGTAGCCTACAGGCACAGATTGTGGAACTCAAGACTGGCGGCGCTCAGGTCACCCAATTCAATCTTGTTCGAGAAAATGCCTCTCGTTACGAAGAGATCGAGCCAGGCCTCTACAGGCTGCGACAGCCAACTGGCGCAGAGGGCAGTGCTGGTGGATACGCTCTTGGGTTTGGTCGGGACTACAATGTCGACGATCAGGGAAGGGAACTTCCAGACGTCGTCGATATTCGAATCGCGGCCCCGAAGCCATCGACGCCTATGGCTGCTGGCCAGGCGAATCCGTTCACGACTGCTCTTGGCGGGACTGCGTTCCTCAATCAGGGCGCTGCTTCGGACACGCTCAACGTCATTGGTGACATTTTCAACTTCTTCAGGAACAAGCCAACAGGTCCAACCAACCTGTCTGGGACAACTGGTACTGGGGCCAGCCTGAACCCAATGAACGACAGGTACCAAGCGCCGATGGCCCCGACAGCCACGGCACCATCAGCAATTGTTCCAGCGGCGACTACGCCGTTTAACGCTGCTGACCCAGAGGCGCGACGTGCGTTGATTGCTCAACAGAGCCAGACAACGCCAACAGTCGCACCGATTAAGCCATTCCGTATCGGAGGTCGCTAATGCCAATTAAGGGTCTAGGACCATCATCGCAGTCTTCGGTTGGCCCGCAGGCTGACGTTCCAACAAGGCCGTTGGGTGGAGCGGGATCAAACCTGTCCACGATGGGCAAGTTCAACCTAGACATTACGAAGCCAGCGGAAAGCCTTGGCGGAACTGCCGAAGGATTTGCTGGTGGAGTGCAGGCTGTCGGTAAGGCTGCGGTCAGCGTCATCGAGAACATTCCCATTGTTGGACTTGTTACTAAGCCAGTAATCGGCGCCGTTGGCGCAATTGCCGATGCGACTGTTGGTCAAGTTGTCAAGGGTATCTCATCTGGCCCAATCGGCAAGGCAGCCAACGACGCTGCTGGGTTTGCTTTCAATGTGGCGACGCTTCCGCTACAGGGTGCGCTCAAGGCGCTTACCATTCCAGGGGAAGAACTCGCCAAGAAGGCTATGGAAGCCCGCATTAAGTCTACCGCCATGGGCAAGAAAGACATCGCAACGTTCCTCTGGTCAGACGCTCCAAAGGATGCCGTTCGTCGGTATAAAGACGGTGAGTCGGCAGAAGATATTGCCGCCGACTACGTCGGCCAGTTCGGTATCGGAGAGGCAAGTAAGGGAGCCTACAGCCAGGATGCGTTGGCTAACTTCCTATGGACCATGTTGCTCGATCCAATCAACATCGTTCCGATCACCAAGCCGTTTACTGTCGGAGCCAAGGCTGCTCGTCTTTCTGCCGCTGGAGTAGATGGACTTAACGCCGCAGCCAAAATCGCCAAGCGAGATGCCTCCGCAGCACTTAAACTAGGAAACAAGGAACTTGGCGCCAAACTACGAGCAGATGCTACTCGATTCGCAGAAGATGCAGTTTTCCTAGAGAAGTACGACTGGGTTGGTAAGATGTACACCGCAACCTGGGGCAAGGTTGCAGATAAGTGGTCACAGGTAACTGGCGGTCGGCTGAGCAAGGAACTTGCGCAGCAGCCAGAGCGAATCGTCGGCGGCAAGGCAACCACTGCAATGCTTGACGAACTCACCGCCACGACTGGAAAGCAGAACGTAGACGAAGCCCTGGGGAACGCCGTCCTAACCACCGTCAATGCGAACAAGGCAGCCGTTGCCGAGACGCTCGTAAGCACGCAGCGCAACGTTTGGCGTGCCTCTAGCCAAAACCTCGTCAAGACCCTATACGCCGCTATTGGAACTGGGTCAAAGGGCGCCGACTCGCTTCTTGCCGTTCAGTACGGCAGCGAGAGAACCATTAAGGATTTCCTCACTGACCTCGGGTACTCCAGCGCAGACCAGGCTCGGATCGTCACCGCTGTGGAGAACGCCTATACCCCAACCGTTAAGTCATTCTATGGCAGCGACGCTGTTGCTAAAGTTTACAGCGAACTGACCGATGTTATGTCCCGAATCGACGTTAAGGCTCGACCAGACTTCTACGTCAATGCCGCAGAGGCGCTTGGTAAGTCTAACCTACGCTATGCCGTTGACGCTGGCGTTGAACTCATTCAGCGAAACAAGTTGAACCTCATCCGCTTTGCAGGAAACGAAACACAGTTCGTTGACTACCTGAGCCGAACGTTGCAGTTTGGTTTCAGGGTTTCCGCCGACAAGGCCCAGGAGATTGCACGAAATCAATGGGCAAAGAACGCTGGAAATACCAGAGACCTTCTGAACCTTCTAGAGACTGGACGCATGGCTGCGTTCGGTCGCTCGATGCGAGAGATTGCGCTGGAGCGTGCCAAGGAGTCCGACGGTCTTGTTGCTATTGAGAAGGCCGCCGCTGGTCGACACGAGGCTGTGGCAAAGGCGTACTTCCCAGAACTTGCAGGCGAAGAAGCGATTGCCGTCGGTAAACTGTTTGACCAGATGGCGATTACCAGCGCGGCTCGAGAGGGCTTGACACCTAACCAGTGGTACGCCAAATACACCTACGGCGTTTCTGGTCTAAGCGAGGCAGACGCTGCCGTATCGCTTGTTGACGAACTCTATAGCAAGGCCGAGTTGACCAAGGCTGCGTTTAGGGATGCCAAGACACCAGCCGAGATCCTCGAGGTTGCCAAGACGATTAAGCCAACCCCGCGAATGATCGCTGCTGGCCTTGGCGACCAGTTGGCAGTCGAGACAGTCGAGACGGCCAAGGGTGCGTTCGCACTTCCTGGCGGCGTTGCTGCGCTTGACGATGCTGCCCCGTACAACATCATCGACGAGGTAATCATTGCCTCCCAGCCAGACGAGGTAGTTGCTGCGCTGCCTGGCGACGTTCGCGTCAAGATGCACGCCAAGATGACTGCGTCCAAGTCCATCGACATGCAGGACACGGCAGCCGTCGTCAACAGAATCATGTTCTCAATGCTTTCGCCTCGACGAAACCTTTCGTCAAATGCAGCGGTGTACCAGATCCTTCGAGTCCGCAACATGGACGACATCAACGCGTTCGTGGCCAAATATGGGGACAGGATTCGCAATGTTGGATCAAAGGGCGAAAACGATTTGGCGCGAGAGATTGCAGCCGACTTCGGCCTAGAGGATAACCTTGGTATTGCATCACAGATCCTGACGGCTGGTCGAGTCATGGTTGCAGCAGCCGAGACCCCAGAGTTCTTTAGACTACTCCCTGGCGAAACAATGCTCCAGTTCGCAGAGCGACTTACGTTGCTCAAGGGCGCTGGGCTTAAGGTCGGCGTCTTCGCTGCGGAGATGATGGACACTGCGGCAATGACCGTTGGTGCCATCGACTCACAGATGTCCATTGCTATTTTCAAGTGGGCAGACACGGTTAAACTTCCAGGCGGCAGGACGCTTGCAGATGAACTCGTCGACGAGATTGACGCAATTGGCACCAAGGAGGCAAAGGAGTTCCTCGGCGGTGGCGTAGACACATATCTGGACGAGAACGGAAAGTACGTAACAGAAGTTCTTCCTGGAATGCGAAAGGTCCTAATCGAACTTCGTGCTGGCAGGGAGCCAAAGGGCATGAATGCCAGCGGCAGCCAGATCCCGATTGGACCAAAGAACATCGCGAAGGCAAACGTCCCACAGGCGACGAAAGACGCTGTATCCCAGTTGCCATCGTGGTCTAAGTCTAAGAGCAGTGCTAACGTCAAGACGCTGACCAACAGTTCATTCGAAATCATGATCAAGTACATGAACAGGATGGCGGACGACTGGGCAGTTGCTGGTCGGGTAGCGGACACTGGCGAAAAGATTGTTTACCCAGGCCTCAACAAGTTGTCTGGCGCCCAGAAGCAGTGGTTCATTTGGGACATTACCCGACAGCAGATCGAGCCTCACTTCTGGCTGCATCGTGGCGTTGATCAGATGGAGAAGCCATCCGTTGAGCAGATCACAAAAGCGCTCAAATCCATCAGGAAGGCTGGCGGCACAAAGCGCACTGAAGGCTTTGCGGGTATTGACCCACGAGTCATGGCTGAGTTCCTCGAGGAGCGCGGCGGTCAGGTACTTGGTAAGGCTAAGTTCTACCGCAACGGAAAGTCAGCAATCGAACTCTTTAAGGGCGCAGACGTTACGACGGCAATCCATGAGATTGGTCACATTGGCCGACGGCATCTCTCCGACGTTGACCAGCAGGTCGTCCTGGAGGTTTACGGCGCCAAGGGTGGCTGGACCACAGAACTCGAAGAGAAGTTTGCCAAGGACTTTACTAACTACATGTACACTGGTCGGGCACCAACGCCTGGCCTAGTCGACCTGTTCAGCAAGATCCGCCAGTTCATGGCAGACCTCTGGTCCAAGGTAAGCAAGACCGAGCAGATTCACCCAGAACTGCGTGACGTCTTTGATCGCATGTTGAGCCACAACGGCCCACAGCCGCTGCCAGATGCAGACACGTGGTCGCGCATTACGCTCATCAGCGAGCGAAGCCTAACCCAGAATGCACGAGACGCCGTTCTCAAGCGCGTTGGCATGATCCTCGGCGAGACCGACGGTAGCGAAACGCTTCGCTCGGTCGATGATGCCACGGTAGATCTGACACAGCGCATCGACGACGGCGTGGTCATCCGTGGCGACGGTGCAACGTTCAACCCGATCCGAAACACGGTCCAGGTTGCTGGCGAAGACTTTGGCTTCATGAACTCACCGTTCCTAAGTCGAAGCGTCGTCCTCAAGGGTGCAGACCGAGAGCGATTCCTTACGGACAAGGCGTTCCAGAAGGAAGTCCTCGGCAAATACCTAAAGAGCAACGAGGATCTACTATCACTCGACAATCACTACATCGGGCTTTATGATGACGCCAAGGTCGACACGTACTACATCGACGTCTCGATCAAGTACGACAGCGTCCAGGAGGCAATTGAGGCTGGCACTCGAGCGCAGCAGCAGTCGGTCTTCAGGATCAACGACTACGGCAAGTACTTCCTAGACACGCCGCTTGGCCGACTCGCGGCAGAGCGGGAGAACGCAAAGATCACTCGATCCGCACTGGACATCAGCCCTGCCGAGATTGAGAAACTGAGCAAGCCTCGCATGGGTGCTGATCAGTTGGAATCTGCGCTCCGACCAATCGCTGACGAACTCGTCGAAAAGTACGATGACGTTGCTGCGGTCTGGTGGAACAAGGGCGGCTCTGCTGCCGACATCGTTGACTGGGTACGAAACCACCCAGAGATCACCGTACGAGAACTCACGGAGACCGAGGCTCGGCTCTTGCCAGACGGGTTCAAGGCCCGACAGGCTGACATTGCCCTCGGAGGCTACCGATACGGCGTTGCCCCCAAGGGCGGCATCATCGAGCGCACCACTCGTGTGTCCGATGGGTTCGGCGGAACTCGCATTGCGACCTCAGCCCAGCCATTCGTTGACCTGCTTGACACGACGGCAATCAACAAGTTGGATGAGGTAACCGCTGGTGTCAATAAGCGTCGCGGATTCCTCGACAAGTTCAGGGACAACATGACTCGCGAGTACGGACCTGACGTGGTCAGGACGAACTACGTCGAGCGATTCGTCACCGACATTACCAAGAAGACCATGATCACCGCACGAGAGGCTGAGATCATCTTGGCCCGCGTCGGCAACCTTGCCGCACGCAAGGAGACCACGATGCGCGGCCTGTGGTTCGAGCGCGACCAGGTACAGACGATTTTCCGAGAGGTGCTCGGTGACGCCGAGTACTTCAAGTACATCGAGAACAATGATCCGCTCACTGACCTCTTCACTGCTGCTGCTGGCGACGTAAGCGTCGTCGGCCTGCTTCCTGGCTTCAGCGGTCGGGCCAAGGCGTGGAAGCCCGTTATGGGCGCGGTCACCGACCGTGCGTTCCCGCTCTTCCGCTTCGGTAAGGGTAACCCGTTCTTCCGCCAGATCCTTGAGCCAATCGAGACCAAGATGATGGGCCTGATCGACAGGATTAAGGCTGATCAGGTCGATGAATTCCTTGGCGACAAGCCATCGAAGTTGGTGCGCCGAATGACCGAGGACAGCCGATCAGTAACGAACGAGATCGCCGAGTCCGTATTCTATGACCAGGAGAAGGCCGCAGTCGCTGCGATCTCCGCAGTACGCGAGAAGCCAGCATTCAACAATGCCGTGTCTCGAGTGCTCAAGGCAAAGGGCGCGATCAAGGACGGCGTCTGGGCGATCAATAACCCAGAAGAGTACAAGTTGATGATCCGCGACATCATGGCATCCGAGTGGGCCGTGAACGAGATGTACGACCTCCTTAAGAAGGCAATGCCAGAGACATTCGAGCAGTTCGCTGAGGCTGGCCTCACCGACGGTCGAACCGTCATGGCTCGCATCCTTGAGGACGGCATGATCCAGTCTAGCCCAGAGGCATTCGCTGCGGTACTCCGACGCGATGCTGGCCCGACCATCGGTCTATGGGGCAGGGCGATTGCTGAGTCTGGCATCCCTGAGTCGAAGGCTCGAGAGATCGCAGCCGCTGCCCACGGTGTCTTCACTGACGCCATGATCCGTGGCACGCGACGTGCCAACAAGTATCAGTTCTTCAGTTCCTACCGCTCATGGTTCGAGCGTTCGATCAACCATCCGTTCCTTGGAATCTACCCGTACTCGTACATGACGCAGAAGGCGATTCCGTGGATGCTCAAGATGATGTTTGCGCCGAAGATCGCTGGACACGTCCGACCTGGATTTGGGTACATCAATGCCATGCGCCTGCAAGAGGCACTCATCGTTGATGCCAACACAGACCGTGGATTCATGACGTCGGTAGCAGAGGCACGACCTCTGTGGTATGCTTTGAACATCATGGTTCCTGCGACGCCCACGAACCTGGGCTTCGCCGCTCCGTACTGGCTACGCAAGGGCGTCCTCGAGCCAGCGCAGCGCAACCAGCCGCTCTCGTTTGAGCAACTTTCCAAAGTTCCGCCACTTGTTGGCGAGACCATCATGCGCGGCACCGTGCTCGGTCAGGGTGCTGCACTCCTCGGTGGCGTTGGCGCTCTAGGCAACGCAATAGAGGAAGACCTAAGCGACATCCAGGTTGATGTCAACAGGTTCTTTAATCCGTAAATAAAGTCCCTGGCACTGTGCTGGGGTGGGTTGTAGAAAAGGAGAAATGCTGTGGCTGAAGAAGTCGTGAACAGCACCGAAGTCCAGTCGCCTGCGGAGGTTGTCGAAGCCCCCGTGACCACTGAGAACGAGGGTGACGTCACCACTTGGAAGAAGCGCCTAGCAGGTAAGGATCAGGCACTCACCGCTGCCAAGAAGGAACTTGATGAAATCAAGTCCAAGGCAGAGGAACTCGCTCGCTGGAAGGCAGAGCAGGAGCAGTCCCAGATGACTGAGTTCGAGAAGGCGCAGGCGCGTATTCGTGAACTCGAGTCGAAGGCTGCTGCTGCCGAGGCTGCGGCACGCGAGGAGCGTTTGGCACGTGAGTTCCCACTCGCGTCTCAATTCGTAAAGGACACCAGTGGATTGGATGAGGTCTCCCGCGTTGCTGCGCTAGAGAAGTTCATCCGCGACGCCGCTGCTGCCTCTGCGATTGTAGAGTCGGAACCAGCGCCCGTGGATCCAAATAATGCGCGTCGGGCAACCGCTGCGCCAACCGTCAAGCCCGATTCCAAGAGTATCAAAGAGAAACTCGCGGCATTGGGGAATCCATTCGCTGAGTAATAAAGGAGTAGCATAATGGCTACCACACTTACCAGCACGTCAGGTTTCGCTGACCTCGTACAGGAACTTGTTTCTGCACGGGCGGAAGAGGAACTGCGCGCACGTGCTGTTCACGCGATGCCAGGGCTTTATGTCCCTGCTCGCTTCATCAAGGGCACGAACACCCTTCGCTACGCTCGCTACGCTGACCTCGCGGTCAACACCACGCCGCTCACCGAGGGTGCTGCGCCTGTGGATCAGGCCCTGACGATTTCGTCCGAGTTCTTTACTGCAACGCAGTACGGCGCTACGGTCGCGATCTCGGACCTCGCGAACATTGATTCACCACATGACCTCGTCAGCATTGCTGCCGAGCGCGTGGCGTATCAGGCCGTCCGCTCGATGGACAACATCGTGCGCGACAACATCCACACGAACGCAGCAACCGCTGCGGTCTGGGGTGCAACCGCTTCTGGTACCCTCACGCAGAACGCCGCTAACAGCGCCGTCGCTGCTGCTGGTATCCTGAACGGTGCCTTCGTCAAGCAGACCGTTGCTCGCCTCAAGGGCGCCAACGTTCCTGCCTTCGCCGACGGCTTCTACCGCGCAATCATCCATCCTTCACAGGAGTTCGACTTGATTTCGGACACCGCCGTGAACGGCTGGATCGAGGCCCGCAAGTATGTGGACAACCGCGAACTCCTCACGGGAGAGATCGGTTCGTTCGCTGGCGTGCGCTTCATCGTTTCCTCGGACGCCAAGGTCTACGCGACCGCTGGTGCTTCGGCTGGTAACGTTTACGCAGCCCTGTTCCTTGGTCCTGACTCGTACGCCATCGGCGACAGCCAGACCCTCCAGTCGTACTTCGTTGCGCCTGGTGGCGATCACACCGACCCACTCGCACAGAAGGCGTTGGTCGGTTACAAGATGCGCTTCGGCTCGCTCCTCCTCGATGAGGCAGGTCCGCGCTACCGCGTCGTGAAGACCCAGGCCACAATCGCGGCCTAATCGGTTGGGGCGCCGATACCCCCGCCTGGTCAATTGACTGGGCGGGGGAAGCCCCGCTAGAATCAACGTAGAGGCACCTAGGAGCCACCAGGAGCCTCGAAAAGGGTCAGGGTGGTACCTACATACCCCCCAAGAGTTTGCGGGCCTCTATGCTCGCTGGGGTCGATATGCTGAAAGTCTTAGTTTGGGGTCACGTCGAGGACG